TTCTTTCTTTGCAACTTCTTGAGTATAAGTTTGTAAATCAGAAGGATTCTTCCATGTTTTTGAAATCCATCTCTTTGATTTTATGATTTTGTCCATTTCATCTTGTTCTACAGAATCATCCCTATCTCTTAATACAACATGAGCTTTCTTAATCTTGATATTATTGACTACTTGTTCATCCCACAACAAATCGGTTGTTCTCTGTTTCGCATAACTTCTGAATACATCTTGGAATGTACTGGAATGTTTCTTGATAACCTTTTCCATACCATCCACATAATCCTTTATCAACAAACTCATCGATTTACTATCAATTTTATTTCTGAAATCACGCCAGAGCTCTAAGTCAGGTACTCCTCCCAATCTCCAACCTTTAATAATACCATGAGTAGTTTTGAGAGGCCCACTTGGATAATCTCTATACTTTTCAATCAACGACTTTATCAGTTTTTCAAAATCTTTTTCTACTGAGTTCAAATCTACATCGCGTGAAGCTCTTTTGATTCCTCTTATAGATGTAAATCTTCTGCCTGTTCCGTCTACATGAGTAGATATGTCGCCTTTAGAAGATAAGATTACATCAGCATCCATCTCCAATACTGCATGAAGTCCACCCTGAGTTGCGATACCTCTTTGTAACATATCAGCTTTCATTGAAAAAAATCCTGAGATTGATTTTTTCTTTCCTTCAAGTTTTCCAATAGAGCCAAGACCCTTTACATCCGTTGTGTGAAATACTGTTGTACGAATTGTGTCTGTCCAGATTCTTTTGAAAATAGATGTAGAAATAGGAATCATTAACATATCATAGTTGCTTGCTATAAACAACAATTCTGATAGACTTGTTCCAACCTTCTCGTTTAAATATTCTTTAAACCTTTTCATTTTCCCAATTCTTTTTTAGCAACTTCTCTTGTGTATATTTCTAACTCTGTAGCACTATCCCACACTTTTACTTTCCATCCTTTAGACTTCGCGAACTTCATCAATTCTTGGTATTCTGGATACAAGGAGGCTTCTTTCTCAGTCTGAGCAATTTTTAGTTTTAGTTTAAAAAAGTGAGCGGCCTTGACCTTAAAGTTATTGACTATCTGTTCATCCCACGATAAATCGGTTGATCGTTTCTTTGCGTAACTCAACATGGCACTGCTGAATGTATCAATGTTCTTCTTGATAACTTTTTCCATTCCATCCATGTAATCTTTTATTATCAGACTCATTGTTTTTTTATCAACTTTTCTCTCCGCCATTCTCCAAAGTTCCCATACTGTTGCGTTCTCTTGAAACTCACCTCTTTTGAGATATTTCTTAACCAGAGGGTCAAACATTTTCTGGAGGTCTTTCTCTACTGCACTAAAGTTTATAGACCTAGAAGTCTCTTTGAGGTCACTTATAGATGTATATCTTCTACCTGCTTGGTCTAGATGACTCATCACATCACCCGAAGCAGACAATAAAACATCAGCGTCCATCTCTAATACTGAATGAACACCACCCTGAGTTGCAACACCGATATCCATATAACGAGATTGCATTGAGAAAAATGCAGATATTTGTTTTTTCTGTCCTTCCATTTTCGATATATTCCTAACACCATCTCCATCCGTTGTATGAAATACTGTTGCTCGGAGTGTGTCTGGCCATATCCTTTTGAACATAGATGAAGATATAGGAATCATCAGTTGGTCATAGTAACCGATTCTTGGAAGAAACAACAAACCAGATAGGCTTGTTCCTCTTTCTGTTAGATATTCTTTGAATCTTTTCATCAGTTCCTTGTCTTGTCGATATAGGATACTAAATCTTTGTTGTCATCATATAGTTCAAATGGAAATCCATCTATATCAGCATCTCCATCAAAGTCAGGAGAAGACTCTTGAGTCACATGAACTTTCACAACCTTAAAATTATTAACTACTATTTCATCCCACAATGAGAAATCTCCACTATCTGGATCGGGCACGAGTTCTTTGTCAAATGCATAATCAGTGAATATAGATTTCAATTGCCTGGAATATTTTGTCATAATCTTTTCTATGCCATCAAGGTAATCTTTAATGATTACTGATTTTACTTTTCCACTAGTCCACTTACCTAGATATTCCCACCCCGCGTTGAGTTCTGTGGCAGTCAAAGTTTTTTTATATGGCCCCAAATCATTTTTAGCAAGAATATCTGTCATCATCTTCTCTATATCTGTTTCCATTCCTCTGAGTTTACTTGCACCACCCATCCTTGTATTAAGAATGTCCAAAACTAACCATCTTCTACCTGTTTTGTCTGGTTGACTTCCAATATCATCTGGAGATGCAGCTAAAACATCCGCATCCATTTCGACAACATATCCTCCGGCTGTCATAATACCATCTGCTATCGATTGTGAATTTATATTATAAAACGCAGAGATTGATCTTTTTCCACCTTGCATCCTTTTTAATTTTCCAAGTCCAGTAAAATCAGTTAAGTGAAACACTCTTGAACGAACTGGTTCCGGCCATATTCTCTTGAATATAGAAGGAGATAGTGGAATCTTCACATCTAAAAGACCCGCTCTTGGTAAAGAGAACAGCATGGTAGATAAGCTTTCAGTCCATGCTGGTGCTTCATTCAGGTATTCTTTGAATCTTTTCAAACTTTCCTTTTCGTAAATTCTGCTGCGGATACTGTTTTAATGTGTGTCTCTAGGCCACTATTATCTGTCCATACCTGTATCTTATCGTCTGGAAGGCCAGGAATGGCGGTTACTACTGTACCATCGGCTTTAACTCCACCTGTCCAATCTTCACCAGACTCTTGCTCTGGAACATGAACTTTGATGACTTTAAAATTATTCACAAGCAGTTCATCCCATGTGGCACTTGGTGATATATTTTTTGACCTTTTTGGATTTAGTGCTGCGCCTGTCAGATACCCATAAAACACATCTTTTAATTTGGTGGAATACTTCTTCATAACCCTTTCCATTCCATCAAAATAATCTTTTATAATGAGTCTTGTCCATCTACCACTCCGTTTGCCAACTAAATTTCCTCCTTGAGTGAGATCACCTTTACCAAATTCCATCCAAGCTGCAGCAACATCTGTTTTTACTAATGTTGTTATACTGTCTTCTTCATTATACTCTTTTATAATACCCTTCAACATTTTTTCAAGGTCTTTTTCCATTCCTCTGAGTTTTGTAGCTCCACCCATTCCAGTAATCAGAGAGTCCCAATATACCCATCGTCTACCTGACCTGTCAGGAGTACTGAAAAGGTCAGCGGGAGAGGCTAGAAGAATATCAGCTTCTAGTTCCATAACATATCCACCATCTCCTGCAATACCACGAAATACACCACCTGTTCCTTGGCCATCTCCAACAGTATTTTCATTGTGAGTAAATGCAGAGATAGACCTTTTACCACCTTGCATTTTTATTATCTTTTCCATACCAGCGTACTCAGTTACATGAAATACAGTAGCACGAACTGTTGATGGTATTACTCTTTTCAAAATAGCCGAATGAATTGGTATCTTTAAAGTTTTTATATCTTTGGAGTGTAAATCAAACAACATGGTAGACAGACTCTCTGTCCCTGCTGGTTTATCTACTTCGTCCTCTTCTTCTTCTGCAATATATTCTTTGAATCTCTTCATTTTAGTTATCTACCTTTGCACCAGCTCTCCATTGGTAACAACTCCAATAGCCTGGAGTTGTCTTATCCTTCTTGTCATCACAATTATGTCTTGCACGAAAAGCTTTCCTTCGTGCAGGGTCATCTCGTTTGATTGACATATTTGGGTCACCGAAACGAACTACCACAACCTTCCCTTGCGCATTATTTACATAAACCTTAAACTTCTTGTTAGGGTTTTCACTTGTGCGAATAGGGTCATTCAATTTTACCTTTTTACCTTGATACTCTGCAGCTTCCACGATATGGTCATAACAATCATCGCAACACTTTTCTGAGTATTCTTTGAATGTTTTCACTTTTTCTTTTCCTTTTTAGCTTTCTTTTTAACAAGACCCTTTACTTTCTTAGCAGTCTTTTTAACCTTTTTTGCTGTATCCACAACTTTTTCTGCTGTGTCTACGGCCTCTGTAGTTGCTTCAATGATCTCTTTACCACTTCCAAAGAGGTTTTTCACATACTGTATAATTTTATTCAAAAATTCCATATTGTTCCTTTAGATTGTTGTTGTTATTAACTAGTCATATGCTGATGTCTGGGCGTCCCCCTAACCAACTTTTTACTGTACTCTTCATGTTTCTTCCACTTTGATACCATTCTCTGGTCATTAGGCATCATGAATGGTCTTGATAACTCTTCTTCTATTTTTTCTTCAGCCATAGTGTTCCTTTTTACTTATCCCACGCCTTTGCAGCATTAAAGTTATTCTGTGAAAATTCTAATCGGTCAACCAGTTTGACTGCTTTCCCCACTTGATCTATCGCAACGAATCCTTCAACATTCGTAGCCTTGTATCCCTTTGGTGTTTTAATAAAGGTATCTGCCACTCCCCTCGCACCCTCTAACTTCTTAACAATCATGTTCTTCGCGTCTACTAATAGGTTCTGCATATCAAATATTTTTACTAATTTACTAGCATTTGAACGAAAATAGTTCATCAACCTATCCATATTCTGTTGTTTGATTTCTTTATTTTGTGCTCTTTTTACCTTATCTACTTCTTTCTTTTTCTTATCGTAAACATAAGCAATCAATCCAGCCGTGTGCATCTTGGTGTTAGTAATCTTTTCTCCGGCCCTAACTTTGGTGTTGTTGTATGTCTTTATCAGTATCTTGAGTTCTTCATCCTGAGAGAGCATTCCCAAAAGGTTAGAATCTATCTTACGGAAAGTCTTACCTGCATCTGATAGAATACCAGTTATAGTAGTTGTTTCTGATTTATTGAAATTGATAGTTCCAGAAGTGTCTTTGTAGTCTGCATCTGAGAACCATACACCAGAATTCTTACTTAATCCTCTTAGATTGACATTGAATGAAGCTGACATATCTTCCATTGTCCTTCCACTATATGTAGTGTGAAAGACAATCCCCATAGAAGACGATAGTATTTTTGCTGCACTTTCCATCGGAATTGCATAAACAATAGTATTTGGTTGGAAAGTTATGTATTGTTTTCCATCTATAGTTTCTTTTTTTAAGTCATCCTTAGTGAACATCATGTCACCTTGAATAACTTCCTTTATGCCCAATTTTGACAGTTCAGTGAACGCAACCTTTAGTTTTTGATTAAGACCAATGTTCGGATGATTCCGATCAATGTCATCGTGTGAATAATTGATCTTCGCATTCTTATTGAACACTCCCTTGGTGCCCACAAAGAATTGGTTATTCTCAGGGTTAATACCCGCGAAGATAGCTGGGGCGCCATCCCACTTAACCGTCACATTTACGCTGGATTTTGCATTTCCAGCGAGCATGTCTCTTAGGGATTGGAGGAAGTTAATCGCTCCTCGCGTTCCCACTATACCACTATTTAGAACTTCATCTTCTAGATGTTCTAAATGTAAATTCTTCTCTTCTGTGAGGAATCCGTCAAATGTAAACATTATCGCACTATCCTACTGATTGTTCCTTCTAATGATTCGTACTGTTCTTTTTTCTCATCATATACATTCTTGTTTGC